CCAGCGGGGCGTTGAACCAGTCGTCGAAGTCGAGCAGCTGCAGCTGCTTGGCGGCCTTGTCGACCGCGTCGGCCGTCGGGTGCGGCTTGCCGGCCTTGGCCAGCGCGTGGCGGGCGACCGTCCACCCGGTGTCGGGGTACAGCACCGCGACGTGGTCGGTGACCGCGGTGTCGCGGGAGTCTGCCTGGTAGCCGTCCGCCAGAACCTTCAGGGGGATCGTGGCGTCCGGAACGATGATCCGGGGGTCCTGCATTTGCGCTCTCCTGGTAGGTGAGAGCGCCGGCGGGTCGCCGTGCGGGCCAGCTGGGGAGGGCTGGTTTCCGCGACCGGGTCTAGGGGCCCGGCGGGTGGCGACCCGCCGGTCGCCCGCCAGCTGGTGGGCTGGCGAGCGGATTAGAAACCTAAAGTTTCCCTTCTGTCAACAACCAATAGTTTCGCTTTGTCCGGGCATCCTGACGGCCTGGCTTTCGAGCTCGAATAGGAGGGGCGTGATGCGCAGGGAGCAGGTGGTAGCGCTGGCGTTGGCTGGCTTTCTTGCGTCCTGCGGTCAAGGGGGCCCGGATGGAGGCATAGCAACGGATCCACAGCCCTTGCCTGAGCCTGTGCAGGTCGAGTCAGCGTGGAGTGTCCAGGCCACGGTCGATCGGATGACGGACAAGACCCATCATCGTCTCGAGGCGACCGGCATCGCTGATCAACTTACCGTGTCTATCGACTGTCCTGTTCGCGGCAGGCTGACGCCTCGCCTTCTGTTGCCGGTTCACTTCTTCCCCACGCGAGGCAACCTGTACACCGAGAGCGACGATGCCATCTACGTCTCGACCCGCTTCGATCATGACAAGGCTCGCATCATGGAACGCTGGGATGGCAGCCGCTACGCCGCCACGGTGCCACTCGATCAGGCTGCCCAGTTCTTGAGCTCAATGAGAAAGCGCGATCGCCTGCTTCTGACGATCCACCAGACGATAGGTGATCGGCGCGAGGAGACGTTCGACCTGACTGGATTCGAGGATCAATGGCAGGCGTTCCTGGAGAAATGCCCGGCCAGCTGCGTCGGGCTCCAAAAGCCTGGTGACCGCGACCATGATTGCCCGCAAGTCACGATGGAAGAAATCGCTGAGGTGTCGTTGGAATCCAGCTAAATCGCCGTATCAATGCCGGCGCAACGTGTACCACGCAACGACCCTTCCTGCGATGTGCAACTGGTCGATCTCCTGCAGGCTTATCGTCTCAGGGGGGTAGGCGGGGTTCGCCGAAACGATCTGAAGCGAGTTTCCACGCAGGTCTGGTGCGAGCCGCTTGATCAACGCTCGACCTTGCCAGTTGAACACATAGAGGTCGGGGCCGGTGAATGCATTGCAGCCCTCATCCACGAACACGATGTCTTCGTGGTTGATGAGCGGCGCGTTGCTGTCACCCGTGCCGGTGATGATCTTGATGCGCGAGATTGGCTTCGGCAGGTTCGCTTCAGCCCACCAGCGGGCGATGTCGATGTAGTCGACGATCGCCGGCGGTCCGTCGATCTCAGTTCCATAGCCCATGCCCCCCTCCATAGCCAGCCTCGGGAGGCGAACGTAGTCGGCCGCCGTCTCGCTGACTGAGAAGGTGCGGTCGGCCACCTTCACGGGCGCAAGGTAGCGCTGGGCGGCCTCGACCTCCACCGGAGCTTCGCCTGGAAGAGGGCCGGTCAGATCCTCGGCAATCACGCCGATCTGCGCAGCATCGGGCATGGACTCCCCGCGAAGCCATTTGCCTGCCATTTGCGGCGACACGTGGTAGCGCTTGGCCACTGCCCTCAAGCGCCCGCGCTCGTCGGGTAAGCCATTGGCCGCCAGGGCTTCACCCAGCCAAGCGGCGAACCGGTGGCGTATGTCTGTCTTGGAAACCATAGGTTTCTAGGCTATCGCCCTTCGGCGAAACTATGGGTTGTTGACAAACGGAAACAATCGGTTTCAGAATCGCCGCCGTGAACACGACACCTCTCGACGAAGCGATCGAAGCGGCGGCGGCCCTGCCGGAGATCGACAGCGGCATCGGCCATATCGCCCAGGCCTGCGGCACTAGCCGTCAGTTCATCAACAAGATGCGGCGTCAGTGGCGCTCGACTGGCGTTCCGCCTCGTGCGCTGCGTGAGTACGCACCCGCGATCGAGCACGCAGTCCACGGCCGAGTTCGCGCGGATGACCTCTGCCCCGATGTCGCCTGGTCGAGGGGCGAGGACGGCCGCGTCACCCATTACACCGTGCCGGTACGCCCGAGGGTCAGCCATGTCGCGTAGCCGCCGATCACCGCGCCGCATGATCGTCCCGCTCGACGCCCGGCTCGGCAACAGCGAAATCGCCTGCCTGCTCGATGCGCCCCTGCTCGAAAGCCCGCCCGAGCTCGACCTGGTACTGACCAGCGACGAGTGGGTTTCCCTGCTGGCCCAGCGCGCCCGCGCCGGCCGGCCGCTGCACTTCGTGGAGGTCGGCTGAGATGCCTTCCGCGCAACTCGCCGCGCTCCGATTCATCGCGGAGCGGAAGGAGGAGTTCCGGGCGGTGCTGGCTTCGCCGGATCCGACCCCGCGATGTCGCGCCACGCGTCCAGGAAGTCCTGTGCCGCATCCGCCATTAGGGGCACGTTCCGATAAGGCTGCGAAGCGGTCCTCGCGAGGACCTCGGCCATGACGCGCTCGATCCTGTCCCAGAACGTGGGGTCGTCCCGCCGTTCGCGCATCAGCGCCAGCAGCACGACCTCCATGGCCAATCCCTTGGCGATCGCCTGTTCCTCGGTGCTGAGCTCGCTCATGCCGGTCTCCGGTAGTGGTGGTGGGGTCGCACTCCCATCCTACCGGCAGGCCGGCGCCTCGATGGATGAAGAACACGGCCGCGACGGCGCCGGCGCCCGTGCGTGCGTCGAAGATGCGGGCGACGGCGAGGTGGAAGTAGCGAGTCGGCTTCATGGGCTGCATGGTGCAACCCGCCACACCCCGGCCACCACGATGAAACGCGCGGCGTTTCAGGGTGCGCCGTGACCTGCCGGCCTTCGGACATCCACTGGCGCGATGCGCTGTACAACGCGGTGCGGCAGATGCCAGGCGGCGTCAATGCCGCCGCGTCGCATCTCACGGAACGCCGCGGGCGCGCGATCACGGGCGAGAGCCTGCGCAAGAAGCTGCGCGGCGTGGAAGGCGAGTCGGTTTCGCTGGAGATCGCGGAACTGCTGACCGAATGGATGCAGGAGCTGGTCGAAGGCCAGGACCATGCCGTCGTCTGGATCCAGTCGCTGGCCGCGCAGTTCGGCGTGGCCGCTGACCCCGTGCCCGCTTCGTCCGCGCTGTGCCGCGGCGGCGTGGAGGCCCTGCAGGGCAAGGTGCTGCAGGTGGCCGCCCATGCCGGCCAGCTGGCCAGCGTCACGGCCGAGGCTCTCGCCGACGGCGATCTGTCGCTGGCCGAGGCCGACGCCATGGTGGCCGTGTTGCGTGCGTCGCGCGCCGAGTCGCACCGCGCTGAACGCCTAGTGCGGCAGTGGCTGAAGAGGAAGCGGCGGGAGTCCTGACATGCCGCACAACCGACCGCCTCACGGCTATCGCAACCAGCGCCATGGGCCGGCCAACCAGGCATCGCGCAATGGCGTGCTGGAGGCCATGCGCGCGCTCTACTCGAGCGAGCCCGGTCTCGAGGGTGATGCCGCGCTGGCCGAACAAGAGCGGCTGCGCGTCGAGGCCGAGGCAGCCACACGCCGGCAGGGCGAACTGCTGCTGCGAGGTGCGCGTTGACGATCAGCCGATGCTTGGGCGCTGCGCTCGCGCGCCTGTCGAAGCTGGCGCTCGAGGACCGCGACGCCGAGATCCAGCAGCTGCCCGAGCGCTGCCCCGCGACCGATTGCACGACCGGCACCGGCTGCCGCGCCTACGTGGCCTCGGTGGCCGGGGCTGCCGTCGAGCAGCGCCGGCGCGAATGTGAGGCCAGGCACTACCTGCGCCAGGGGTACACCACCGACTCGAAGGTGAATCAGTTGACCGAGATTGTTGCTGCGCGCCGCGGGCGCCACGCGGCGGATCAGCTGCGCGCGGACATGCGCGCGCAGTGGCGTGCGCGCGCCACCTGGTTGGGCAGGCCGGCCCCATGACGCCGCCCTCCGCCCTCGTCGAACCCCGCACCCCGGGTAGGGGTGGAGAGCGCTGCGCCGCGGCGGGCGCGATTTCAGTGACCCCGCCTCGATGCGAACCACTCTCATTCCGGAGCGGGTCCTCCCCCTGGTCCGCCCCCATGCGGGTAGCACAGCCGCATTTTGTGGGTAGTCAGTGGCCCCCGGAGTTAGTGAAATGAGCACCGGGGCCTCGAACTACGATGACGTCCTCGGCCAGCTGCTCGATGCCGGCCTGATCATCCCGCCCGGCGAAGGCCTGCGCATCGGCACCCATCGCCCGCAGCGCGTGTTCGTCCAGGATGGCGGGCGCGAGAAGCGCGGCTGGTACTGGCTCAAGGAGTGGTCGCCCAGCGTCGACCGGCTGCTGATCGTCGGCTCCTACGGCGTGTTCCGCGGCAACAGCAGCGGGCACCAGAAGGTGGCGCTGCCGAAGGACGACACCGGCCGCCTCACGCCGGACCAGCGCGACGCGCTCAAGCGCGCCTGGGCCGCGGACGCGAAGGCGGCCGAGCAGCAGCGCAAGCGCGAAGCCGAGGCCGCGGGCAACACCGCCACCAAGGCCTGGGGTCGGCTGCTGCCCGAGAGCGAATCGCCATACCTGCAGCGCAAGGGTGTCCTGGGCTACGGGCTGAAGTTCACCAAGAACGGCACCGCCGTCGTGCCGCTGACCGACACCGGCGGCAAGATCCATGGCCTGCAGTTCCTGCGCACCGCGGCGCAGGCCAAGGAAGGCCGCCGGCCGGAAAAGGAGTTCTGGCCCGCCGGCGTGGCCAAGAAGGGCCACTTCCACCTGCTCGGCCACACCCCGCACTGGATCGTCCTGGTGGCTGAGGGCTATGCCACGGCCGCGTCGCTGCATGCCGCGACGGGCTACCCGGTCGCGTGCGCATTCGACGCCGGCAACCTGCAGCCCGTCGCCGACGCGCTGCGCAAGCGGTACAAGCGCGCGAAGATTCTGGTCTGCGCGGACGACGACTGCTTCACCGAGGGCAATCCCGGCGTCACGGCGGCCAGCGCTGCGGCGATGGCCGTGGGCGGCGAGTGGATCCGCCCGATCTTCTCCGACGAGGACGGGCGCCAGGCGAAGCACGCGGCCAACGGCCACAAGATCACCGACTTCAACGACCTCCACGCCTTGGAGGGCCTGGCCGCGGTCGGCAACCAGGTCGGTTCCCGACTCTCGGAACTCAAGTGGGCCCCACCGGCCCTGCGCGCCGTTCCTTCCTCCGAACCGGGGGGGCGGGGCGCGAAGCTGCGCCCGATCCAGCACCTCGACGAACTGCTCGAGCGGTACTCACTGATCTATGGCGGCGGCGGCGCGGTATTCGATCACCGCGAGCACATCCTGCTGCCGCTGGGCGACATGAAGAACGCCTGCGTGCGGCCGGAGCTGCATAAGGCGTGGATGGAACACGCCGACCGCGACATCGTTCGGTCGAGCGAAGTCGGATTCGATCCCGCCGGCGAGGATCCGGCGGTGACCTGCAACCTGTGGGGTGGCTGGCCGACGACGCCGGCGCCAGGCAAGTGCGACAAGGTGATCGACCTGCTGCACTATCTGTGCAGCGAGGAACGCAACAGCCGCGAGCTCTTTCAGTGGGTACTGCGGTGGTGCGCGTACCCGGTGCAGCACCCGGGCGCGAAGATGAAGTCGACCGTGGTGGTGCACGGTGGCCAGGGCGCCGGCAAGAACCTGTTCTTCGAGGCGGTCATGGCCATCTACGGCCAGTACGGCAGCATCCTCGACCAGAACGCCCTGGTCGACAAGCACAACGACTGGGCCTCGCGGAAGCTGTTCCTGATCGCCGACGAGGTGGTCGCGCAAGCCCACCGCTTCGAGCAGAAGAACCTGCTCAAGGTCCTGGTCACTGGCCAGCGGATCCGGATCAACCCGAAGCACATCGCAGCCTACGACGAGGTCAACCACGTCAACCTGGTCTTCCTGTCGAACGAGCAGATGCCGGTCGTGCTCGAGGAAGACGATCGCCGCCACTGCGTCATCTGGACGCCACCCAAGAAGGACCCCGCCTACTACAAGGCGATCATGGATGAGCTGGCCAACGGCGGTATCGCCGCGCTGCACGACTACTTACTCAACGTGGATCTCGGCGACTTCGGTCCCGGCACGCTGCCGCCCGACACCGAGGCCAAGCGCGACCTGATCCGCCTGGCCCAGGACAGCCCGGTCGATTTCATCGACGCGCTGACCAACTGGGAGGTGCCGCCGATGAAGCCGATGCCGGGCCTCACCGAGGACTGGTACCAGGTGTATCAGAAGTGGTGCGCCAACACAGGCGTGAAGCCGGCATCGATCAAGCGCTTCGTCAGCACGATCGAGAAGCGCCGCGGGATCCGCACCCAGCGCAAGGGCCACCTGCAGGCCGACCGGATCACCAACCCGCTGTCCACGCTTCTGTTCGGCCACACGGCGCCCGAAGGCATGGTCGAGTCCACATGGTTGGGCGAGGAGATCATCGCCATGCGCAACCGCAAGAACGACTACGTGCACGGCAACCGCCAGGACGCGGACTCGTGGGCACCCCGTAACGGGCAGTGGGAGGGCGAACCCTGATGCCCGCTCCCATGACTCTGCGGCGTTTGCCGGCAAACCTGCCGCCACGTTTGCGGCCAGAAAGCCCGCCGTTGCGCGCTGTCTGCGGCATTGCGGCGTCTGCGCGCCCGCGCACGCGAGGGGGTAGCACCCCGAGCCTGCGCCCACACGCGTGCGTAGGCGCGCGCACACGAGGCGCGTCCCCGCAGACGCCGCAATGCCGCAGAGACGTAGGCGTGGCGGGCCTGGGCGCCCGTGCGTTGGGCGCAGGCCTGCCCGCAAGACGCGGGCGAAGCCGCAGAGCGCTCGCGCGTGCGCGCGCAGGGGGCTCAGCCCCCGGTTCCCGAAAAAAACTGGAAGAGGGCTTCCTGCATGGCTGAAGCCGCCCCACTGCCGGAAACGCTGTCGTTCAGCGAGTTCGCCAGGCGCCACAACTGGAAGCCCAGCTACGTCACCCAGCTGCGGAAGGACGGCCGCCTGGTGCTGACAGCCGACGGCCGTCGTGTGCTGGCGGCCGAGTCGATTGCCCGGATCGCGGCGACCCGCGACCCCTCCAAAGCCGGGGTGCGGGCGCGGCATGCCGCCGGGCGCGGCCAGGTGGCGCCGGAAGCCGGCGACCCGGGCAACGAGGTGGGCCAGGCCAGCGCTGGGCAGGAACCGCCTGTGTCGGCCGGTGGTGGCGACGACGACGGCGACATGCCGTTCAACAGCCCTCACCAGCTGCGCCGCGCCAAGGCCCTGGCCGACAAGGAGGAGGCCCTGGCCCGCAAGGCGCAGCGCGAAGAACTGGTCGAGATGGGCCAACTGCTCGTGAAGGACGAGGTGGTGGCCGCAGTCGCCGACGGCGTGGTGCAGCTGCGCGCCGGCCTTGAGCTGCTCGTATCGACGTTGCCGGCGACGCTGGCCGCCCTCGACGACGAGGACGAGGTCCGCGTCCAGATGCGCGATGCGTTCGAGCAGATGCTCGGCGACCTGTCCAGGAAGTTCGCCGTGATCGGGCGGGCCACTGCATGAACCCGGCCTACGCCAACGCCAGGATCGAGATCTCGCGCGCCTTCTCGCGCGCGATCGCCCCACGCAAGCCGATGCGCGTCAGTGAGTGGTCGGCCAGCAATCGTCGCTTGTCGCGCAAGGGCAGCTCGATCCCGGGCGAGTGGCGCAACGAGCGCAACCCGCTCCTGGTCGAAATCATGGACTGCTTCAGTGCGCGCAGCCCCGTGCACGACGTGGTGGCGATGCTGCCGATCCAGTTCGGAAAGTCGGAGATGGAAGCCAACATCCTCGGCTACACCATGTGCGAGAACCCGCAACCGATCATGGTCGTACTGCCGGGCGAGGTGTCTGCTAACAAGTGGATCGACCAGAAACTCAACCCGCTGATCGATGAGACGCCCACGATCCAGCGCGTGCTCACCAGCACCAACAGCCGCGAGTCGTCTAACCGCCGATCGTTCAAGGACTTCGAGGGCGGCCAGCTCTACATCGAGCACGCCGGCAACCCGGTCCGCCTGAAGGGCACCTCCGCCGGTCTGATCCTGGTCGACGAGTTCTCCAGCTTCGCCACCCAGCTCAAGTCCGGCGACGACCCGGACGAGATGCTCAACGGCCGCACCTCGGCGTTCCCGAACTACAAGCGGTTCAAGGTCGGCACGCCGGAGATCGCCGGCCTGTGCCGCGTGTCGGCGCTGTACGCCGAATCCGACCAGCGCCGCTGGCACTGGCCGTGCCCCGACTGCGGTCACGAGCAGCCGTTCGAGTGGAGCGGCCTGCACTGGACGCCGGATGGCCAGCGCTGCTGGTACGCCTGCCGCGAGTGCGGCGTGGTCATCGAGGAGCACCAGAAGACGCGCCTCATCGCCGCCGGGCGCTGGGTGGCCGGCAATCCCGGCGCGAAGATCCGTGGCTATCACGCCAACGCGCTGTACTACCCGATGGGGCTGGGTCCGCGCTGGCTCGACCTGGTGCAGATGTGGCTCGCCGCCCAAGGCGACCCGGCCAAGCTCAAGACCTTCATCAACGATCGCCTGGCCGAGCCGTGGGAAGACGGGTCCACGAAGAAGGCCAAGCCGAACATCATCAAGGATCGCTTGGAGCCGTACCGGCTGCGGGTTGCGCCGATCGGCGTGCTGGCAGTCACCGCCGGCGTCGACACCCAGGACGATCGCCTCGCCGTGCAGATCCTCGGTTGGGGACGCGGCATGACCTGTTGGGTGTTGGACTACGTCGAGCTCTCGGGCGACCCGGCCGAGGAGGAAGTGTGGGCGCGCCTGGTCGACCTGCTGGGACGGCCCATCGCGCATGCCCGCGGCGGCTACGTCCAGGTCGAGGCCACCGCCATCGACGCCGGCGGCCACCGCACCGAGGCGGTGAAGCACTTCTGCCGCCAGCGACGCATCCGCCGCGCCATGTGCATCTTCGGCGCCAAGCCCAACAACGCCCCGGTGCTGGGCCGCCCGAAACTCGAGGACGTCACCTACAAGGGCCAGCGCGACAAGAAGGGCGTGCACATCTACCAAGTGGGCACGGTGGGCATCAAGCAGTGGCTGTTCCCACGCCTGGGCGCCGACGCAGACCGCTCGGTCGAGGCCCGCCTGATCCACCTGAGCGAGGACCTGGATGAGTTCTACATCGACGGTCTGGTCAGCGAGACCTACAACCCGCGCAAGAACCGCTACGAGAAGGTGCGTGGCGGCGTCCGCAACGAACCGCTCGACACGTTCGTCTACGCCTACGCCGCGACCCATCACCACGACCTGCGGCTGCACCGCGCCACCGCCGCGGACTGGGATGCGCGCGAGCAGCGGATCATCGACCTGGCCAAGGGCGACTGGACCGTCGTTTCCCGTGGAACGCGCACGACGCCGCCCGGGTCCGCCACGGCGTACCAGCCCGACGTGGATTCCCGTGAAACATCGTCCAGGCCTGCGGCGCCGGAGGATGCGCCCGCGGCAGTGCCAGCGCTGCCGGCCCGCGTCGCCCTGGACGCGATCCTCTGCAAGATCGAGCGCGATCCAATGTCCCGCGTGACGCTCGCCGAGCTGGCCGACTGGCGGCACGCGGCGGCCGGCACGCCAGCCGAGGATGCCGTGCTCGGCGCCCTGGTCGACCAGCTCGGAGGCGAGCCCCAGACGCCGATCGTGGCCCTGTTACCGCGCGAGCTGTGCGATCGCGCCCGCGAGGTGTTGCGCGGTCCCGTGCCGCCGGCGCCGCGGCGCTTCGTGCGCGGGACGCGCAGTGCGGGGGTGCGGTGATGGCGGCGCCCGAGACCGTTCGCGACCTCAAGCTGCAGCTGCAGCGGTGGGTCCGCGTCTATCCGCAAGACGCTCCCGACGGCATGCCGCTGGCCAGCGGCGACCAGGACGCGGACCGCGTCGAGGCGGTGGTCCGGCGGATGCGCCAGCTGGGGCGCTGGAAGGAGGCGCGCGTGCTGCGCGTCGAGTCCGCCCTCGGCACACAGCCGGAACAGGAGCGGCTGCGCCGCCTGTCGCGCCTGGGCCTGCAGGTCAGCCGCACGTCCTACTACGCCTACCTCAACTCCGCCCTCGCGTTCGTCGAGGGCGCCCTTTCCAGGGAGAACTGACCATGCCCAGCCGCCGCGCCATGATCCTGCAGGAGGTCGAGAAGACGCCGGCGACCTCGCGTGACATCGCCGATGCCATCGGCATCTCCAGCGCCAACGCTGCCGCGGTGCTGAGTCAGCTCTATCGCAGCGGCCACCTGGAGCGCACCCTGGTGTCGGAACCCGGGCGTCGTGGCCGGCCGGAAGCGCTGTATCGAATCAAGTCGCGTCGGGCCGCCAATGCCTAGGGAACGGGCGCCGGCCGGCGCCATCGCGTGGCGCATCGTGCACGCCCAGGGTCGTGCGAGCGGGTGGAAAGAGATCAGCACGCTTCGACCGCTCAAGCCGTCCGATGGAAAAGCACGCATCGAGTTCGCCTACGCCGCGCCGGTGGTATGTGCTTGCAGGGCTCTTCCGCGGCCGCCGGGGCTTGTAAAACACCTTGTAAAAAAAAGTTGAGCTTGTAAAAAGAAATGTGTTGCGTCCGGACGTAATGTGCGAACAATCAGTCAGCGGCAGGGTTAGCCGCTACACGAAGCCCCGCCATCGCGCGGGGCTTTTTGTTGGCCCCGGCCCACCGATGGGACGCATGGCCACACTGCAGGAACAACTCGACGAGGCGATCGCCGCCCGCCATGCCTGGAAGACGGGCAAGGCACGGACCACGTTCCGGCATGGCGACCGGACGATCGAGTACTCCGTCGAAGGCATGAAGCAGCTGGACAGCTACATCGCCCAGCTGCGCCGGCAGATCAGCGGCGTGCAGACCGGCCGCGCCCGCGTCACCTACGCGGTGCCGGACTGATGGCGCCGCGCGCCTCCGCTGCCGTCGCCGCCGACCGCCTCGCCGCGGTCGTGTCCATCGACCGCGCGCAGCGCGCCGCGGCGGCCGACTCGCCCACGCCGCAGGCCTCCGGCCCGACGGAAGTCCAGGGAACGCGCTGGCGCGGTGCTTCGCGCACCCTGCGCAGCCTGCAGAACTGGTTCGCCACCGTCGGCAGCGCCACCAGCGACCTGCCTGCCTCCGAGCAGCGCACGCTTCGCGCCCGGTCGCGCGACGCCGGCCGGAACTACATGCCGGCGCGCGCCGCGCTCATGCGCAGCCGGACCAGCATCGTGGGCACCGGCCTGGTCTGCCGGCCCTCGGTTGACCACGAGGCGCTCGGGATCACGGCCGACGAGGGTGCGCAGTACAACGCGATCCTCCGCGCCGCCTGGGAGCGGTACGCCGAGAACCCGCTGGAGTGCGACTACGAGGCCACGTTCGACATCTACGGCCTGCAGGGCCTGGCGCTGCTGTCGGCGATGTCCAGCGGCGACGTGCTCGCACTGACGCCGATGACGCGGCGCCCGGGCTGCACGTCCGAACTGAAGATCCAGCTGGTCGAGGCCGACCGGATCAGCAATCCCAACGACGCCGGCGACACGCCCACCTGCATCGACGGCGTCCAATTCGACGGGGCGATGCCGTTCGGCTACTGGGTGCGCAACATCCATCCCGGCGATCGCATCGACATGCGGCAGGCGCGCTGGGACTTCCACCCCGCGTTCGGCGCCGAGACCGGCCGCCGCCGCGCGATCCACGTGTGGAACGACAAGGAGCGCCCCGGCCAGGTCCGCGGCGTCCCGTTCCTCGCCCCGATCCTGGAGCCGC